GCTAAGCCAGACTGGCGACTTCTCGCCTTCTAGGCGATCTTCGATGGTTTCAGAAAAGTCTGCTACTGAATTCAACAATACTGAGAAGAGACAGCGCGAAGAGTTATTGAACCTCGACCGATCTGAGCTTGGCATCTACATGATGAAGCTGGATGCAGAGAAGAAGATGACTGATCCCGACCAGAAGAAGTCTGTAGCTCTACAGCGTGAAATAATTCTCAGGCGTGATCTAATTGCGGCGGAGCAAGAAGAAATCAAGAACCGCATCAAGCGCGATGCTTCTGACCGCAAGGACTACCAAGCGAATGTGATTGATGCAGAAGTTACCAGCTACAACAACGCCATGGACGCCACCTTCAAGTATCGTAATGAGCTGGCTAACTTGGGGCAAACTTACATTGACCTTGGCATTCAGATAGCTAAGGGGGACGACCTTACGGGGGAGTTTGCCGAACAGCAGAGAAAAACAGAGGCGGAAATTAACACCTTGTGGCTACGCGAACAAGCTGAGGCAGGAAAAACATGGGGCATCATTGGGTACACGATCAATCAAGCCGCTGGCACGGCCACCGATGGCATGGTTGCGTGGATGAACAGCACCAACGGCGTTGCGCGTAGCTGGAAGTCGCTTGGTGACTCCGTTAAGAGCGTCGTTGCCAGCATGCTGGTTGATATGGAGAAGGCCATAATCAAAGCACAATTGATGAAGCCTCTTATGGATTGGGCTTCAAGTGGTAGCAACTGGAGCACGCTTGGTACTGCAATCATGGGCATGTTCGGAGGCGGCAAAGCTGATGGTGGCGATGTTAGCGGCGGCAAGTCCTATCTTGTTGGCGAGCGCGGCCCTGAAATCTTTACGCCTAGTACTGGCGGGCGCATCACGCCCAACCATGAACTCGGTGGCACATCGAACATCATAACAATCAACATCACCAATAACGGGCAGGAGTCTTCCTCGTCTGGATCTGGAAACTCTGACCAAGCTCTCGCGCTGGGCAAGCTCATCGGCGCAAAGGTGCGGGAAGTAATTGTCCAAGAGTCGCGTCAAAACGGATTGCTGTCGAGGTCTTAAATGTCCACATTCGCATGGATGCCTGATATTGGAGCCACCGAAACCAGGGTTCCGCGTGTGCGCGCCGTAGCATTCGGTGATGGCTACGAGCAACGCGCACCGGATGGGTTGAACAGTGACATGCGAGCGCGTGCGCTTTCGTTCTCTGGACGATCCGCCGCTGAGATGGTATCCATCAAGAATTTCATCGAGGCGCAAGGCGGAACGCTTTCGTTTGACTACACGCACCCTGGAGACATTAGCCGCAAGTATGTTTGCAAGAAGTGGACGATCAATGATGTTGGCTACAACATTGTGAGCATTACCGCTGACTTCCAGCAGGTGCCAATGTGACGAACATTCCGTTCTCAGAAATCCAGAGCTTATCGCCAACGGCGGTGCTTGAGCTATTCGTTCTCGACACCTCGCCCATTCCTGGCAGTGGCAATGCCATCTATCGCTTCCATGCGGGCACGAATCAGCTAGGCACAAATGTTGTTTGGCAGGGCTACGAGTACACCGCCCTTCCAATTGGTAGCGACGGCTTCAAATGGTCTAGCAAGGGCGCGCTTCCACGGCCACAGTTAAGCGTAGCCGCGTTAGATGGAACCATAGGCGCTCTGATCCACTCGCTTGATGATCTTGTTGGAGCGTCAGTCGTATTGAAGCGTTGCTTTGCTAAGTACCTAGACGCCGTCAATTTTCCAGGTGGCGTTAATCCAACCGCTGATCCTACCAAGTGCTGGCCTGATGAGCCGTGGTTCATCGAGCGCAAGATTTCAGAGTCCAAAGATGTGATCGAGTTTGAGCTTGTTACGCCGTTGGATGTGCAGTCTGCCAGGATTCCCAAGCGGCGCATAAACGCGAACGCGTGCCCTTGGGCGTACCGTGGCGTGGAATGCGGCTACGCAGGCACTTCGTATTTCAAGGCCGACGACACTCCCACCACCATTGGCCTCGATGTGTGCGGCAAGCGCTTGACCTCTTGTAAGCTCAGGTTCGGAAGCAAAGATGCGGAGCTTCCTTTTGGCGGCTTCCCAGGAACAGCGAGGGTTCGATGACTCCTGACCTACACACCGCCATCATGGAGCATGCCTACGCGTGCGCCCCTAGCGAGTCATGCGGGCTCATTGTATTGGGCGCAGAGAGGCTTCCTGTTTATGTGCCTTGCAACAATGTCGGAGGCGAGCACGACTATTTCACCATTGATCCTTTGGATTGGGCGGCTGGAGAAGATAGGGGAGACATTCTTGGTGTGGTGCATTCGCACACGCACGATGGGGACGACCAGTACCGCCACGATCAGGCGCAATGCGAACTAGGCAGTGTTCCTTGGTGGGTGTTCTCCATGGATGGCACATGGAAGCGACTTGTGCCTGCTTCCTGGAATCCGCTTGGTCACGCTTTCGTTTGGGGTGTTCAAGATTGCTACACCGTAGCCACCGACATGCTGGAACTTCCAGACTTTTTGCGCAGACCCGAATTTTGGCGCTCAGAAGATTTGTTTACTGATGGGCTGGCTAGCGGAGCCGCCACAGTGGTTGGCACAAGCGAGCCTGAGCCCGGTGACCTCATTGTGTTCAATATCCGTGGAGTCAACAACGATCATTGTGCTGTTTACATCGGCAACGGCATGATTGCCCACCAGCCATTTGAAAAGTTAGGGGTGGTCGAGAACATGGGCCGACTCGTTGAAAGTGTTTCGTTCATTGCGAGGCCAGCATGCAAAAAGTTGTGATTCTATATGGGGAGCTACGGAAAAGGTTTGGCCGTGAGTTCACACTCGAAGTAGAGTCTGCCGCAGAGGCCGTGCATGCGCTGGCCAGCATCGTTCCAGGCTTTAGGCAGTACACCCGAGACACACAGTACACCACGGACTACAGAATAATTGTGGACGAAGTTGACCAGTCTCCTGAAACTGTCATGTACCCCATCGGCAGTGCAGAAGTGATCAAGATCGTGCCTCTTGTTTCGGGTGCGCACGGAGGGCTGAGGAATTTCATCCCTGGCTTGATCATGTACGCACTTGCTGCTGTGTTCTATGTAGCTGGGTTCTACTATGGGCAGGGATGGGCCATATCTGTTGGCGACTACTTCTATTCCGCTGGCAATGCGCTCATGCTAGCGGGTGCGGTGTCAATGTTGTCCAAGCCACCGACAGTTGGCAATGGCATGAACAACAAGGACGCAGAGACATGGTCATTCAACTCTCCCGCACTCACAACGGGGCAGGGAGGGCCAGTGCCGTTGGGCTACGGCTTGATGAAAATTGGCGGCAATGTAATCAGCGCCGGTGTTGACAGCATGGCATTTCAGAACAAAGGCTTTGGCGGGCTAGCACCGGACAATAACGGAACCGTCGGAGGTGACGGCTCTACCACCCCCTGGGTTTGGGCAATAGCACCATAAGGATTCGGCATGGCCATAAGTTTGGTAGGCCCAAGTGAAGGCGGCGGTGGCACCCCTTGGTCAAGCGGTCCAAGTGGTCCAAGCGGTGGCGGTGGCGGCGCAGGCGGTGGCGGTGCAAATCCGTCGTACTTGGACCCCACGGTAAACGAGACTGGCACACTTCAGATTCTTCTAGGCGAAGGCCCGATCACGGGGCTCTACGAAGGTTTGAAGAGTGTGTACCTAGATGGCACCCCTGTGTTATCTGGAGATGGCGTTACGAAGAACTTCAAGGGCTTTGCCATGGCCCTTGTTGCCGGAACGAACACTCAGCCAGCAATCAAAGGCATCACGGGGTCTGAGTCTGAGACTACCGTTGGCGTGCAAGTGTTCCAGGCAACACCAGTAGTACGCTCCACATCTACCAACCCATCGGCAGTGCGCGTGCGCATCTCAATGCCAAATCAGTTCAAGGTAATAGACTCTACAAATGGCAATACTTCCGGCAACACCGTCCAAATCAAAATAGAGATTCAGAACCCTGGCTACATGAGCGGGGCGTGGACGGAGGCGACACTTGAAGGAGGCGGCGTCATCACGGGCGGCCCGTTCTCTACAAAGTTCACGAAGACCTATCTTGTTGATCTTCCGGTTCCAACTGGAACATGGCAGATTCGCGTCACGCGTGTATCACCTGACTCCGACACCTACAATCTGCGTGATACATGGTGGGAGGCGTTTACTGAAATCATAGATGTGAGACTGCGCTACCCAAACAGCGCAGTGCTTTCCATGCGCGTCAATTCAAAACAATTCAAGTCCATCCCGCAGGTAACAATCGTTGCCAAACTTCTCAAAATTAAAGTGCCTGCAAACTACACCCCTCGTGAGCCATTCCGGCCCAACAAGGTCGCGGTGGATGGTACAGCGCACACATTCACGCGCGATGTAGGTAGCTTTGTTGACGATGGCTTCGTGATCGGACAGCAGATTACTACGGATGGCTTCACAAACGCGGGCAACAACTCCACATTTACGATTTCCAATGTATCCGCATTGGTGCTCACCACTACGGGCGGTGCCCCGGTCACTGAGGCTTCGTCACCGGGACGAACAATCACTAGGCTTGCAAACTACGCCACCACCGGCACCGGCACCACTGCTGGCGCTTGGGATGGGTCATTCAAAACGGCTTGGTGCAACAATCCTGCATGGGTGTGGTACGACATGGCCACTTCCACGCGCTATGGTAGCGGCACATTCCTACAGTCAACGAACCTGGACAAATGGAGCCTGTACAACATTGGCCAGTGGTGCGACACATTAGTGGACGATGGCAAGATGGGCCTTGAGCCCCGCATGAGTGCCAACATCTACATTCAAGGCCAGCAGAATGCGATCAAGGCTCTGTCAGATATGGCCTCTATTTTTTGGGGTGTTGCGTACTATGCCAGTGGGCTCGTCACTGCGGTGGCCGATACAGACGATGTGTTTTCTGCGACATTCACGAATGCCAATGTAGAGAACGGTGCTTTCAAATACGAGGGAACAGCCAAGCAAGCACGCCACACGGCGGCAATCGCTACATTCTTGAATCCAGAGCTAGGCTACGATACCGATGTAGCCGTGTACGAGGACCAGGAC